TAAAGGCTTTTATTTTTCGTACTCTTGTGGTATTCGTCTCTGAGGGAGTTTCGTACCATAAGCATCAGTTACTAGGCGGCTGCGGAGTTGTTGGTCTCCAAGCTGAGCGGCCATAGTGGCTTCATCCAAGATCACTGGTTCCTCAGGAGTCATTGGCATTTCTTGGCCTTCTGGGCCAGTAGAGTTCATAGGTGTAGAAGGTGCTCCAGCGCCACCAGGCATAGCTCCTGTGATTGCTGCAATATCCTGCTCAATTTGAGTATTGATAAGTTTGAGGGCTCCATCAGCCATAGCATCATCTTGTAGCTCTTGACGGATTTCTGTAAGCTTCTCAGCAGGGAAAGGCTCACCAAGGGTGCGCAAAGCGCCTTCTTTAGACTCAAGGCCAAGTGACAATTTAGTCTGAACCTCATTAAGAGTGATCAACTTGTCAAGAGGAAGCGGCTGCTCAAAGTGAACGTATGAGCGGAAAGTAATAGGGTCATTAAGATCCAACTTAGTAAGCTGACCTGGCTTCAACGGCACAGTGTTTGTGTTGGGATTGTATTGAAATACTTCTGGTTCTTTAAGCGCTAGGTTAAGAAGAATGAGCTCATTAACGCGCTCAAGGCCATGTGCATATTGAATAATCTTCTGGTGATAACGGTTCATCAAAGGCTGGAACTGAATAGAAAGCGCAACACCTGATGTGTTAGAAATAGGTTGTGCTTGTCCAAGAGCAGTCTCTGGAACACCCACCATTTCGTGCATAGCCTTCTTAAGAGTTGCAAGATAATCCATCGCACCCTTTAGGCCTTGTGCTCCGCCTTCTAGGTTCTCTACTCTTGCGTCTTTTGGAAGTCCGCCCCAGACTTTGTTAGCACCTTTTTCAAGCTGAGAAGCTTTAGCACCGATGATGACTGTGACTGGCGCCGCATGGTAGTTAACAATATCTGCAATGTCTGTTGCGGTTTCATTGTAAGAGCGATTAATATTGATAAGGTCAAAGCAATCAGCAAGACCCCAAGGACTACCACTGATACGCACATTTGGAATATGAATAACAGGAATCGTACCGAGCGGGTTAGGGCGCGAGTCAATAAGCTCATCATTAATATATTCCTCAATTACGTCATCTGTCAGGATTTCAGTGTAAGTAAATACCTGGCGAGTTCCTTCAAGTGATGTTCCCCAGAAGCGATACTTTAATTTGAAACGGATAAGACGCTCGCGGTCGTGAGGGTGAAACTCAGGGAAAGCAAAAGAGGAGTTAAGAGGTAGTATACGAACACGCCCTGGATGAGGGCGGCCAGCTGGGTCACGATAAGGCTCTTCATAAGCGACCTTGATAAAGCAGTCGCCAGATACTGTGCCTTGTTGACCAATTTCCCAAAGGACTGTGGCTTTGTTATTATCTACTTCCCATACGCGCTCAAGTAAGTCTGGGACAATAGCTTCAGTCTCTTTAGGGCTACGGAATGAGACACCTTTACCAAATGTAAAGTTAATAATAAAATCTGTGAATGCGCGATAGTAATTTAAAACTAATTGTGTTTCGCCTGTTTGACGGCGATAAGACCAGTGGTGCCCTAGATACATTGCCCAGTTAAGTGAGTACCTATTTAGTCTTGGTCCGTGTACTTCAAATTCTTCATCGGCTAGCTCTACTAGTCCAAGTGGGGAAATTGAGATGGTTAAGTCGGAGGAGGCCGCCCTATAACTTGGGGGCGAGAAATCCATACCGCTCACTAATCACCTCTTTCAGTAGTAGACAAATCTTAGCACATATGTCTAATTATAGACAAGTGGCTTTGTAAACTTTTTAGTTTTTAAAATGCTCTCCGCGAATAAGGTTTCTACCTACTGGTCGAGTAACCATCTTCTTTTGTTCTTTTTCTTTTTTCTCTTGTTCCTCATGCGCATAATCTCTAAAACGAGGATCAACTTCTTTCTCAGAAGTTACAAATTTACCGCCCAATTGTACATAGCGTGAATGTACCCAGTGAGCGGCAGCGGGAGATGGATATTTAGCAAACTTAGACTTAGCTTGCGTAGTGATCATGTTCCAGAGTTTAGGGTTAGCAGGAAGTTGCTTAGGCCCCTTTTTAACTTCTTTGCCTGAGATCAGTGCCATTTATAATCCTTAGATAGATCCCAGCCCCCAACCTTTAGGGTCAGGGGTTGGTCGTCTAGTTTGTTAGTCGTTTACGACTGAAGGGTTGCCAGCTTTTTGGTTTCCACCGCTTCGCATAACTTCTTCAATGCGGTTGTCGCCATGGTCAGCGAATGCGCCTGCTGAGAACTCAGATAGATGGTCTGGAGCTTCTACCCATGCAGCAGAACCTACGTGAGCGCGCTCACGCATGGTCTCTTCTGGGAGCTTCTCAAAGACATTCTGATTTTGGTTTGGACGGCCTGGTGCAGGAATATATCCTTGCATAGCGCCTTTTGTGAATTCCTGTGGAACGTCTGTATCTGTAGCGATACCCTCTTCAAATCGAAGTGGTCCGCGTTGACCTGGTGTAGCAGGTGAGACCTTGCGGTCGTATACTGTGCCAGGACGCTCTGGGAACTTGGGGTCTGGTGCAATTGCCATATTTATAACTCCTAAAGTTTGAAGTACTTCAAGTAAAGTGTGCTACATATTTGTATTCACGTCAGTATAAAGTACGATTTATCTAAAAAATGGGGAACTACTAACTTCCACTTGCGGCATAGTCATGTCCATAGTTAAACAGCAGGCAATAGCTAAAGAGTCTGCATAGTCATCATGGGCATGGGCTTCATCTGGTGCCTTTGCTAAAAAGTTAGGGCCAGTGAACTTAGTTTCTAGGTCAGTCATCTGCTGATAGAAGCGGCGCCAAGTGCGAAGGCGACGGGTCTTTGCATGAGCAGGCCAACTAATTAGCTCTCTATCCATAAGAGCTTTTAAGTGCTTCCAGCGCTTAGACTGCTCTGGCTGGCTACTGCCAAGTGCAATAACCTCAGCACGGGGTAGTAGAAGTTTAAGGCGCTGAGCGACCGCATCTCCCACACCGTTAGCATCCACGCCTACATACATTACGTTGTAGTTTTCAAGGAACTTAGTTATCTGGAAATACTGGTCTTCCCAGTCATCTCCTTGAAGCTCTAACCAATTCAAGATGCGATGGTCATAATACCCAAACTCATCTGGGCGATCCCAGTCAACCCACACTACAGTTACAACTGTAGAGTCAATCTTACGAGCAGGGTCAATTCCGACAATTACTGGGGTTCGATGCCAAGCGCGCTGGATCTCCATAGAGGTATCTCCAAGGTTATCCATAACATTTCCTGTAACGAACATGCCACGCTCAAGTAGCCATTTACAGCAATAAGACATCTGGAACTCGTCTGAGTCCTCGCCAATACGGAGCATCTCTTTACGAATAAACTTCTCATAGTTTTTGTTGAACTTTGCTACTTCACGCCAATCCCATTGGAAGTGGTTCTGTCTTTTACCTCTACCTGTTTGACGTCGCTCATTTAATTTAATAGAGCGGTAGAAGTTATTCTTATGTGTAGTTGGTGTGCCTGTCTTAACCATGGTACCTGAGTAGTACGCCAACATAGGGGAAATAGATTTAGAAACAACGAAGTCATCTGCCTCTTGACACTCATCAATAACGATAAGATGGAAAGACTTAGATTCGATCTTAGCTCTTGGGTTAGCAGTCATCATCATTAGTGATGAGCCTGAGTTCTTAAGTTTAATCTGACGAGTAACACCCGCCACCTTGCCTAGTGAGTCATCAATTTCTGGATCACCAAGGATTTCAAGCGCGCGCTCAGAGGTTAGGCGGTTAACAGTTCTACCAAATAGAGTTTCTACCTGACCTTCAACTGGAGCAAACATGCCAATCCAAATGCCGTCTTTAAAGGCGCCTAGTAGGTCTGGGTACATCTTTGCTAATCGTGGTAGTAGAACCATAAGAGTTGCTACGGTATTAGCAATAGTTTCTGACTTACCGCTCTGACGCGCGGCAAGCGCTGTAATTTCTTCACCGTCATTAATGAGGACGGACTCAATAATCCTACGAGCAAGGGGTAATTGGTAAGGGTGTAGGGGATGTCCTACTAGAGCATCCATGAATTGAATGCAGCGGTCAATAAGCATACTGACAAACTCTTTAGAGAGTTCATCTAATTCTTCTTCTGGGTCCTCGGGAAGTGGGGCTTCCATGCCCTCATCTTCAGGATAGAACTCGTCTTCTTCTTCGATTATTTGGTCCATATACGCCCTAGTCTAGGTTAAAACAAAAAGCCTGAATCGTTAAACTCAGGCTTTCTGTCGCCACTACGGGGAGGAAGTGAGGCTAGACAATTATACACATAATGTCTAACAAATTACAAGTTGATTTTAGACATTCTTCTATGAATTTCATTTACTACTGCATGGACTGCCTCAGCGCCGTTAAGCGCCTCATCTAAGTAGACTTGCTCTCTTGTTCTCTGAAAAGAAGAAAGGCAGCGACCTACCTCATAAAGCGCCTGGTCTGTCCAAGTTTCTAGCTCCCCAGTAGGTATGCGAGATACTCTGCGAGCTATCTTTTCTGTAAAAGGCTTGTCCCAGTTACGCTTCTTCTTTTTTGAAAACTTCATCAAATAGTCCATCCTCTGGGTTCCAGGCATCTCTGCCCTTCATGGCATTAGAGATAATGTTATCAATTTCCTCTTCAGAAAGCCACTGTGGGTTTTCAATGTCTTTATACAGAATACCTGCGTAGAAACCAGGTTTAGTAAAAGGAATTCTGAAGACTAGGCACTTACCTGCGCGGTAAGGCATATCTGTCTCTCTAGTAGTTCCTAGTTCAACTATAGGTAAAAACTTATTGTGGTAGTACTCTAGTTTTCCAACGTATATTGGCCCAAATGTTTTCATATTTAAAATCCACCTCTATTAGGTTTTTTATATCTCTGACCTTTTGGATATAGTCGCTTAACGGTTCTAGTTCCTTTAAGTCCTTCTTGTCGTATCTTTGCCTGCTTTAAGTTAGCGTTTAGCTGTTCCATCGTCTTCTTAGAGATTGTGGTCATGTCTACTGGTTGGTAATCGTACAGAGCGCCGCTAGGGCCTCTAGAATCAAAACCTTCATTCCATAAAAAGTTTCCAGGTGAAGGAGATTTCTTAAAGTTTGCCCAAACTGATGGAGGCACATCCATATACATATAGTATACGCCTGAGTAAAAAACCACATACATTGTGTTTGTAGCATGGTGGTATGCTGCGCGTAAAGTCCTGGGGTTACGTCCTGTTTTAAACGCGGTAGTTGCTGTTTGATAGAACTGCAGATCTGTTGTAGGTAGCTTTGCCTCAATAGGCTCCCAAACCTCTAAATCAGGATCATAATCAGAGGCCTCAGACGCTATATCGTCTAAAGCCTTTTTAGGATCAAAGTCGTCAATGTATTCAGGTGACATTTAATTACTCGCAAACGTGGCTGTCAGTTTCAGTTTCTAGTACGCGCATATAACAAGCTCCACACCGTAGGTGACGTGGAGGTCTAAAGTTATTTTGAGCAGTTGCTCCTGGAAGAAAGTCAGAGCCATCCTCAGAGTAAGCCGATTTATAATCATAAATAATTTCTGACTCTTCCAACACTTCTGGAGGAAAAGGCCCCATTTCATCAGTTACATGCTCTGGGACAGGATGTACCTGAACCGCCTGTTTACTAAATATTTTCATCTGCGACTGGTTCTACTGTCTCTTCAGCAGGTGCCACAGGCTCTTCTACTTTAACCTCTTCTACAGGCTCTTTAGCTTTAGAGGTCTTTTTCTTCTTATCTTCTGCAGTTTCCATTAATGGGAAATGGCCAGCATGTGCCCGAGTCTGAAGCCAATGGGGCAAGCACATTGTGCAGTAGTGAGCGGGGTTAACGCCACGTTCTGCAGTTGTATACGCTGCATCATTTGAGCAGTTGTCGCATTTAATAGCCATAGTAATCTCCTAAAGGTAATGACACTAGTATACAAAAAAGGGGGCGCATAAACGCCCCCTAATCTGCTTAAGTTGTTATTTAGTTGTGTTTGCTTCTACAGCGGCCTTAGCAACAGCTTTTTGAGCATCTGCTACTGCAGCGGTTGCTACAGATGTAAGTGCGGCTGTGGTCACAGCGTCTAGGTGCTCTTTCTTAGAAAGATCAGTTACAACACCCTTGGTATTGAAACGAGCAAATACTGGGCCAATTACACCAATTACAGCAGCCCATAGAATGTGCTTTAGATGATGGTTACCAGTTTGGTAGATAGCTACAGCAGACGCTGCTGTTGCGTATACGTAGTGTTCAACAAGTAGTTTTTCCGATTGTGGCAGTTTCACTTTATTACTCCTCGATATTGTTAGCATATGGTGTTACGATGTGAGAGTTAGCAGGCACGTTTGGACTGCTTGAATCCTCACTGTGTGATGTTACACCAGCTACCATGGGAATTGCAACCGCTAATAGGTGTTTTGCGTCTGTAGGGTAGCCCATAGCTGCCCAAGTGCCTAGGCTGGCGGTACTGCCAATAGTTAGATGGACTGGGTTTGATAAGTTAAACTTTAGGCCCACGGATGTGCTCCAATATCTCGGTTACATGACGACGGAGCTCCTCAATATGATTGTGGGTCTCCTGATCTAACTTTAAGTCTTTACTAATAATACGCCTATCTTCGTCCCCCGAACGGTTAGTCGCGTTTAAAAGTAGTCCAGAAAGCAAAATAGACTCTAGGGACACCGTTAAGGTTAAAAGATTAAACGGATACGGGTCAAAGACTGCAAATGCCATCCATAAAGCCCAGAAAACAATATGGAATATAAGAAACCA